CGGCGGCTGATATTGTTGCACCTCGTGCATCTGTTACCACAATCTATACAGGTCTCGTGTCGACAACTGCGCTCATATTGTCGGACTTGTCGTTGACTGGACTCGTTGTGGCAACAGCATCGGTGACAACATTGTTATCGGCCGCCGATATTGTTGCACCTCGTGCATCCGTTGCCACATTTTACACAGCTCTTGCATCTGCTGCGGATATCGTGGCGCCAAGGGCATCCGTTACCACGATCTATGCTGGTCTTGTGTCGGCGAGTGCGATCATATTGTCGGACTTGTCGTTGACAGGACTCGTTGTGGCAACAGCATCGGTGACAACACTGTTATCGGCAGCCGATATCGTGGCACCAAGGGCATCAGTTGCCACGATTTATGCGACAAGCATTTCAGCGCCGACGGTGTCAGCTGCTAATGTGTATATTACAACACAATTATCGACAGCGGATATTGTTGCACCTCGTGCATCGATTGCAGTGATATACGGTCCAGCGGCGTCGATTGCGACATTGGACACGACATTATTGAGGGCAACAACTGCGACAATGAGTACGGCAACGGTATCAGTGGCGACGATATATCATTTATCGGTCATTGACGGAGCATATGTGAATTATATGAGTGCGGCGACGATGTATACTGATGTAATCAGTGCAGCGAGTGCGATTGTGCCTACATTATCGGTGACAACAGCGCTCACTGCGCCGATTGTATCAGTGACAACGGTTCTGTATGCACCAGCTGCATCGATTGCGGTATTATCGGCGGCAACATTTTACAATGATGATGGAACAGTGCGATTCGGATTATCGGCGGGACATGTTTACGCAGTGAGTGGAACGATTGGGCAACTGTCGGCAACAGCTTTAACGGCGACAACAGTATCAGTAACAGGAACATTGAGGGCGATCGATGCATCGATTACGACGATGTCAGTGGTGTCAATAGCGGCGACATTGATCCGAGCTGCCACATTATCGGCGACAAACTTGTATGTGACTGATGGATCGGTAGCGCTGAACTATATGACGGTCAGTGTGTTGGGAGTTGGCACGGCGACACCTCGTGGAATAGCGGAGATCGCATCTGATACGTTGGTCGTAGGTAATCGGGTGACATTCAATCGGACGATTACAGGCATAGCTGCATCATCTCCGACAGTGATATCGATCACATGTGTATCATCTGGACCAGTCACGGGAGAGACAGCGTTGGTAATGGGGAAGTTGAGAGTTGCGACGAATGTGCCGGCAACTGGTGCACTGACTTCGTTCTTTTTTACGGACTATTACATGTCATATGATCCGGCGGTGAATACAGATGCGACATTGTTGAATATGGTTTACAGTGGAAGTGCGACACCGGTTGTGACAATTGGAAATAATGGAGCATCGAATACAGTTTATGCAAGAATTGAAGTCAGCAGTTCAACTGTTGACAGTAATCATATGTTGGTGAGTTGGGAAGTGATATTGGATGAGATTAATTATCCTTTCCAAGAATTTGTGGGAAATACGACATATTAACGCTTTGTCAGTTTCTGACGCAATATGTGTTCCGCTATTCGACGACTGTGATCCGATATGGGGCCAGACCATTGCGGCGAAGGCGCTAACGATTTGTGTTGTGGTTGTGGAGGTCGTGGCCTTGGTCTAGGCCGAGACTTTTGCTGAGGCCTAGTGGCCGGAGTTGTAGCAGCAGCGCGATGAACTTTGTGTGGGACAACTGTGGGAGCAGGTGCAACAGTGGGAGCACTATTGTCAAGAATCGCTCTTAAAGTGGGGTTGTTGGTGACAAGACTGACTCCGATATTGCGACTCTTGCATTGTTGGACACAATATTGAAATCCAGTGATATCTAATTTGTAATTATGATATCGATTTGTTTTATATGCGGTCATATGGGGATAATAGAGATTCAATTGATATAACAGGACAGCGGTCAACTGGAGATGTGTCAATAGAAGGAAAAGTCTAATACCGGAAGTGAATCCAACGGTCAATTGATTCATATATTGTTGAAGAGAAGGTTCAAAAGGTGTATAAACATCGGTACGATAATCGAATATAATAGGGGCGACGATTCGTGGATTGATATTTTTGATAAGATAGAAAGCGTCCATGGGAGTTTTAATGGCTTTGTATGTGTGATGATTGAAAGGACAAAAGATGACACGAACATGTCCTGGTAGTTTCTTATAAAGTGTTGTCATATGTTGACCTCTTTCGGGATACATTGTGAAATAGTGGATCCAATTGAGTTGATGAATGTTCGTATTATGTGTCAAATGATTTGTGAAAATATGTTGAACAGTTGGATCGGGGTTCCATTTATTAACATGATCAGGGGCGAAATAGGCGGTCATCTGTTTACCGGCAAAATGATGCCAGACATATTCGCGACAGTATTCGATATATAAATCAAACCATTGATCCACAATCGGATTTTGAGGTCCCATTACATTCCAACATGGGAAAGGCATTTGAGTGCAGATTGGTGCTGTAACTTCTTCAGACTGGTCAGAACCAGCATGATAAAATGCTCGATACGGTGTATTGGAGAATTGGATGATATTGGTGTTGACTGGATGTTGTTGAACAGTTTCGATAGGATTTGTATTCCAAATGTAATCGGTTGATATGAAGATAAGTGGACCTGTTACAGATTCGATAGCATGTTGATATGAACTTGATTCGTTTATATCAATGGTAACGGATGAGTTGAGATGTTGGATAAATGTGCGAAATTTGGAATATATTGGATGTGTTGCGCCGAATACGACTTTAGTACATGCAGATTCGCCACACAATTTTCGCCATTGGAAATAGAGAACTTCAGCGGCGAGAAGATTCAATGGATGGAATTCAATCCATAAAGTATATGTCATCTTATAATAATATGGGGACAATATTCGCGAAAGAGATCACGCAACCAACAGTGCCGCTCGTAAAAGCCTCACAAAGCGCATCAAAGTCAAAGACGTCGAAGACGCTGAAGACGAAGTCAAAGACGAAGTCAAAGACGAAGTCAAAGACGAAGTCAAAGACATCGAAGACGAAGACAAAGTCGAAGACATCAAAGACCCAAAGAAAGCACGGTGGTTCACTTTGGTCAACATTGTTTCCGAATTTCAGTCGAACAGGTCCGGTTCCACTTCCAGTCCAATCACATACAACATTAGGTCCATCATCGATCGAAGCTTTTTCCATCAAATCGATACAGAAGAAGGCGGCATCGGTGACGAAACCGGCAGTGAAGACAGTGGCAAAAACGGTGACAACAACGGCGAAGTCGGTGCCATTCGTAGGCGAAGCGATTGATCCGGGTGCAGCAGATGACGACGACAATTTGGATGTGCCGTTAGAGCCAATTGATGCGTCACAGATGGAGGGTGGAACGGAGTTAAAACAGTCTGATATCGACAATGCGGCAACAATGGCGCAAATCACTGAACAACAATATAATCAATCTTCGGTCAAAGATAATCCACAACCGGCAACCATTCAAATGATGGGTGGAAAACGTCGTCGATCAAGGCAACTTCGTCACAAGAAGTCTTAAATACGTTTTGTTGACAGTGAAAACATGATGATGATAATGATCGAGAATTCCGAGATAATCTTCTCGAGACATAATTTGCGGATTGTATTGCATAAAGTTCAAATAAAGATCATACAACATGTTCCAAATGTATTCGACTAAATACATTTGATTAATCTTCTCCCATCGAGCGTTTTCCATATCATATTGATAATAAAACCTTTTACCGGAAATCACTCGCATAGTGATCCACCATGTCGATGATCCACTACTGCCATACATGATCCGTCTCCACACGGGATCTTCAGGATCAAACTCAGCAGGTAACGCAATTTCGCCATCTTGGATCCAATTTTCGAGATCGAACATGATAAAAAACCGTAAAAGAATGGCATCGGCATCGGTTGTTTGTTGTTTTGCCAGATAGACGAAGAATTTCATAAAGCCGCTATGTGTGAGCAGTTTAGCGACAAGGACATCATTTCGCAGAGTGTCAATAGTGTAAGTCGGAACAGGGATATCCATTGGATAAGATGCCTCTATTTACGATCATTTTTTTACCACTTATTACTAGTTAACAATGTCATATGAATCGGTTGCCCCTTATATGAAAGGTGTTATGGTCTGGTACGGCCTTATATGGGGTCTTTTTTCCTATTACTATTACTCTTGTCAAGATTGCAGTGACACCACCAAATTGCTGCTTACTAAGTCCACAACTCGACAGATTATCGATTTCATCGGTCTTATATTACTCGTCGTGATTTTGGTGTTGTCGAATCCTGATATTACAATACCATCAACAGAAAGCGCCGATTTATCGCGATGGATGTGGTATCATGGTGGTGTTATATTGGCGGTGATCTCTTTCATGTTTATCTTTGAACCCATCTTATCGAAATCCAGTTACGGTATGATCTCGACACAACATGCGAACAGTTATATTATGCTTTCGTGTTTGGCAGTGTGTGCATTGACAATAACCTATTACAATTATCTTGGAGAGGGAATGGGTGGTTTGGTGAATACCATAATACATATGTTTTTTATTGCTATGATATTGACAATTGTTTACGGTTATTTGCCGAAAGAGTCGAAGACTGTGATGACCTACAATCCTGATACGACATCGATGGATACGGCAACTTTGGAAGTGACTGTGTATCATTTGAACACTTCACTCAGTTATATGAGTTTTTTCCTGTTATATATCTTTTTCACAACTCCCACTGTTGGTTCTACCGTGTTACATGGATTTTTGACCGGACTGCTGATCTGTAGTACTATGGCTTACGGATTTTACGGACTTGTCTTCGACTCGTATTCATTGGAATATGGGCGGGATTCTGGCCAATTGCGAACGGGAACGGAGACTGAGACGGAGACAGGGACACTATCAGCGTCAGCGTCAGCGTCTTCGACGGCGTCCGGTTCAGACTCTTCGCCGCCCTCGGCATCGTCTGACTCTTCTCCCGATTACACATTAATGGAGCAGATTGGATCAATTATAGCGGTGTTGATACTGATTGGTTTAATTGCGTATGCGGTTATATAATATTCCCATCTCTGTGAGTAAGAGAACATGCCGAAGGAGATCATTCCCAATCTATGGATAGGGGATAAAACAGATATGATTGATATGGTGTTGATTGACCGATGTGGAATTGAATGCATCATCAACTGCACTCCACATTGTCCCTTTCCCGAGACAGGTCGAACCGAGAATATCCGCATACCGATCGACAATGTCCCTTATGAAGAGAACGTGTCTCAACATCGTGCCTTACTCAATGCCCTCCCTGACATAACCGCCAATATTCACCGTTATATAATGCGTCAACAGGGTGTCTTAATTTGCTGTAAGCGCGGTGATAGTCGCAGCAGTGTCATCGCCGCCGCTTTCCTGATTCGATATGGCCAATTATCGGTAAGAGATGCTGTCGGTGCGCTCTATATGCGTGACAAAGATATCAATGTGACCAATTTCGGCAAAGTGCTCAAACATTGGGCGTTGAATCATCCATAACGGGTCCAGTGGTGCACTGACCTCCAACACACTTGGTATCGAGTTTACAGCTGCCATCGGCTAAGCATGCTTGTGCGGTGTTGAGTCGTCGCATGGCGAAAAGTGCAGCGATAACAGCGAGAGCGATCACGAGAATCATCCATCCTTGAAGCATCTTTTTAATTTTGGGATCTTACAATAGAGTCCCAAAATAAAGATGTCGTTCCAAGCGCTTCAGGCATATTTCAGCCAATTCATGACAAGTCCGAATATCGTTATCGGTGCGGTGTCGATCGCTTTCGGCATGTTTCTCTTAAATTGGATCACCTGTTTCCATCAACATATCATATCCCCGTATTTCCGTGGATGGTACGGACTGACGGAGTGGGCCAAATTGCGAGGTACATATCGTGGTGTCCCGGTGGAGTGGGGCAGTTTCCTCGATGGAACCTTACTCTATATCGTCGGAATCGCCTGCCTGTTCGGCTTCTATTACCAGTTTTTCATGAAATACGAAAATATGGAAGACGGTGCAGGCACCCCAGGCACCAAGGGCGCAAAGGGCGTCGCAGGCGCCACAGGCGCCACGGACCCCAATTCCGAGGTCAAAGAGTTGCCGCCTCCGATGCAGATTGAGCGTCGTATAGGCCACGAGATGCAAGGTCAGATGTATAATCCGACGGAAAACATCCCAGTTGAGCCGATGTGGGCAGCTACATTCAGCAATTTCACACCAACAGCGGCATCAGTTTAAATAAAAAATGATTCTATATATCCATAACCCATAGATAGAATGAACGACTTACAGCCTAACGCACTCGGATTAGCGATCAATGATCCTTATCAAACTAATAGCGCGTATTATTGCAAACTGTTTCCTAACTTGACATATCCAGTTAGGTTAATGATTCTTCGACATATGGTCAAATATGACTGTATGAATGAGTTAATGGATATTATGACAGAAAATATCACCACTGGATTATTGACGTCATGTGTGCGTATAATGCATGAATATCAATATTATGATATCGATCCTTTTCTAGAATATTGGAGACAACGTGGATTTCGAGTCAATTCAACATGGTGTGTCGATTCCATTGTACGATCAGGAGATGTCAGCTATGTTGATGCATTGCGTCAACAGTGTAATGATCCGAATGTGTTTGCATCACATATTATTTACATCTCGATTGTAACCAACAATATGGAGATGTTCAAATACGGAATCGGATTAAACGATGTGTATATTACAACGCATCAAATGAAAGAGATGATCTGTTACGGAAGAATTGATATGATCCGACTTGTCCATTTGTATTTGACTCCGGACCTGATTCGACACACTCTCTATACGGGTAATATGGAGATTTATCGATATATTCGTGGACTGTTTCCCAATATAAGGATGACGCCGCATCATTTTGTATTGGCAGCGTGTTCAACTTCGGCGGAGTTGGTGAATGCAATTGAACAAGAGTTGCCATCGGATTTCACGATTACTGACACTGCGATGTACAAAGATGACGACATTAGTGACGAATGTGGATTTCAATCCGTTGAATTCGTGCGTCGTGTCTATGATCGTTATCAAGATGTGGATTCATTTAAGACTCTTCGAATGTATCCGGCTCGCTGGTCAGTGTATGAATACATGACTGAACTCGGTTGCACAAATCTGGGAATTACATCGTTGCAGGATCCGATGTTAAATGTGGATCATATGAATCGTGGAAAATTGATATCATGGATCCGTGGAAACTTGTCAGAGTTGAAAAATGTTCAGATCAATACGTTAATTGATCGGATTGTGGAATCTACAGATGATCAGATGGATAAAGATCGTATTTACGATATCTGGTTAACCGGACTGTTGAAGAAATCGATCCCTTTTATTCGCAACACATATGATCAGATGATGACTTGGATCGGAGCTGATCAATGTCATCGAGACGTTGTATGTGCATTGTTTTTATCTGAACAATATGATCATATTGACGATATTCGAGGTCATCCACGTTTGTAATTGAACGATGTCCGATGTCAAAATTATAAAACTCCGATCACGTTCAAAATGGCATCATGAATTTCTGGATTCATGATAATTAATGGGTCGACCTATAACAATGCGTGATCGCCGATGGGCTACATCTCTGTTTGTCCGTATGAATGCACCGATCAATATCATCAATTTGCGGAATCGTCCGGAGAAACGTCGTCAAGTGGAGGAGGAGATGGATCGTCGAGGGATATTGAAATACAAGACAATAACAGTGACGGCACATCCAACATCAGGGAAGCGCGGATGTCTCGAGTCTCATTTGCGGATCATTCGCGACGCTGTTGCTCGTGGATTGCCAGCAGTGACCGTATTCGAAGACGACATCGTATTCACACAGACGCCGCTGTTACTCACTGATCCTCCTGCCGATTGGTCGATGCTGTATTTAGGCGGAACAGTCCATAGGATTATGGACGCAGCGGGACCGGCATGGCGTCGAGTGCAGACATGGACAACCAACGGTTATATGATCAATCTGCGTAATCCGGAATTCGTTGCCAAACTGTTGGAGATGGAGCATTATCCGGAGGAGATCGACAAGTTCTATTTGGAACAGATTCATCCGACATGGAAGGCGTATATGTGTGATCCAATGGTGGCAATTCAGCGCCCAGGATATTCGGACATTGAGGGCAAAGCGGTGGACTACTCTTTCATGCAGCACACATTGAACGGGTTGTTGACGCCGGAGCATTCGATCGAGGGCGGTGCGTATCGTCTGATATTGCCCGATATTCCAGACGAGCAGTTACCGGCGATCTCGATTGTTACACCGACATATCGTCGTCGCAAGTTGTTCCCGATGGCGGTGCGGAATTGGCAGCGATTCCAGTATCCGAGTGATAAGATGGAGTGGGTCATCGTGGATGATACACCGGCGGATGATCCGGAGTCGATCGTGGATTTGATCCCCCATGATCCTCGGATTCATTATGTGCAGGTCCCGGCAGGTTCCACCGTGGGTCCGCATACGATTGCGTATAAGAGGAATGTGGGAGCTGATGTGGCGAAGAACGGGATTATTGTTCATATGGACGATGACGACTATTATCCGCCGGAGTCGATTATGTGTCGTGTTAAATTATTGATCAAGTATTATGATCAGGGTGTGCGTTGTGTTGGATGTACGAAGATCGGTGTATACGATTTGATCAATGATCGATCAACGATGACGATGGATTCACCGATCTCGTTTTCCGAGGCGTCGATGGCGTATTATAGGGACTTTTGGCGTCGACAGCCGTATAAGAATCATACGATGCGCGGTGAGCATAAGGACATTATGGAGGGTCGTTTAGATCAGTGTATGGAGATACCGTATTCATTTGTGTTGATTGCGATGAATCATCGGGGAAATGCGACAGGTGATTTGCGTCGATCAGCGTCAACATTGCAGCGGACTGATGGATCAGGATCGGCGAACTATTTCGACGAGTGGGATGAGGATACGCAAACATTTGTAAACGATTTACGCAACTATCTCGCTCGAAGTGCTTGACAGATTCTTTTTCATTTATAATGATATGAACACTTTGTTACGAGATACTATTATACCACAATA